CATCGGAATCCTCGTCAGATGTCAACTCGCGGATCAGGCCCATTGCAGTCTTGCCGATATCACTGGCGGTAACGGTTGGCTCGCTTGGCGCTGCTGGTGGGATAACAGGGGCAGCGGCAAGAGGCATCCAGCTAACAGGTGTTCCGACGCCTTCGGTGAAGCAGTCCTGCTGCCAGTTCCAGCCCGCGAACTGCCACTGGTCGATGTTAGTGTGATCGAAGCTGTTTGCGCCGATGGTCGCGCACGCTTCGCGGCTGTCTTCGGTCGCGTTGTCCAGGAAATCGACCATCAGGCACAGCATGGTGCCGTCTTTCGGCGCGGTTGCCATCGGCTGCCAGTCGCTCGGCCCTGCTGGTAGCGGCAAGGGTGTGGCAGAAAGGGCGCGACTGGCAACCGAAAACACCGTATCAAGACATCCTTCACGGTCGTCGCAGCGGTACGATTCGGGATCGTCCGCATCGGTCATTCCCTTGATGCGGGTAAGTGCATCGTGCAGGATTGCCTCGCCCTGGTCGGCTGGTAGCGGCACCGCAGGATGCGCAGGGCATGGGAAGCAAAGCGAGCCATCACCACTTGGGCAAGTGCAGGCTGGTAGCGGAACCGCGAGCGGGTCCGGATCGGCCATTTCAATGACTTGCAGCGCCTCAGCCCATGGGCAATTCATGTTGCTGTGCTCCCCGATGTGCGCGTCGAAATGCTGTGAAATTGCCTCGGCCAGCCTATCCGCCCATTCGTGGTATGTGTCGCGGTCGCGCATCGTCGCGTCCCACAGTTCGTCATCGATGGGGCGTTGTGGCACCGCGAGCGGGGCAGCGGAAAGAGTTGCAATAGCCTCGCGCAACTCCGTGACCTCAGCTTCCAGCGCATTAATGCGAGCATCGTCAGGCTGCGCATATTGCTGCGCCAAGGCTCGCGCTTGCTGGTCGCGCGATATCCATTCGCATTCTTGTGGGTTGTAGCAGTCACGGCCAACTACGCCGCCGCATCCTTTGCATGTGCTCATTTCGACGATCCTTTCAGGGCGCGATACGCTTCGACTAGGCGCTTCTTGGTCACGTTGTACATTCCGTCCACTTCGGCAGTATCGGCCTCGCTGCCACTCGTCGGATCGGCCTCATATTCATCCTCGACTTCATCGCAATTGATATGCGCCTGCGCAAAATCCATCGCGGCCTGCATGAACGCCGAGCCCCGGTCTATCGGTGCTGCCGGGGCATTGACAATAGCGGCTTCAATTAAATTCGCCCATGCCTTATGCACATGCGCGCCGTGGTAGGCATCACCAGCAGGGCTATACGTGCGCAATTCGTGAATCGTGCGGCGCAGTGAATCGTAGTCGGTGGTCGGTGCTGCTGCACTAGGGGCGATAGACTCGGCGAAATGTTCAACGCGCATCTTGCGCAACTGGTCTTCCATCGCGTCCAGTCCGGCGACGCTGGCGAACGCGATTCGAACGGCCATCGCCTCAGGCTGCAACAGCGCGTCAGGCGGGTTTGCACGCGAATCGCCCACTACGCGGCCAGCCTTCTCCGCGTCGGTAGCCACACTGATGATGAATTCCGGCTCTTGGCCCGCTTCGCTGTGGTTCAGCAGGTATTGGCCGGTGCCGAGCTTTGCATAGCCGCGATAGTGAGGCGCAAGCAGCATCGGCACATCTGCCGTCGCGCCAACAAGCATGGCGCGTTGTTTGATGCAGCCAGTGCCGTAGGCTATCGCTTTGTCGTAGGTGAGGCATGGGCCGATTTCATCATCGCCGCGCTCTGTCGCGCTGGAATGGATGAAACTGTATTCCCATGCCGCGCGAGCCGCATCGTGTTGCGCAGCGGGTTCCGCGAAGGGCGGAACTACATTCGACTGATCGGGCTGCAAATTCCTCGCTACTGGTGCTGGCACACCTGGCGCAGCACGAGCGGCAAGCAGGGCGCGGGCTTGCCATGATCCCCATGCCGCCTGCGTAGGCTCATCGACGTAGTTTCCATTGCAACGCTCTAAGCCTTCGTCGTCGCAAATATCGAGCCGCAGCATTTCGCGCTCGAACTCGGCTCGATCGCCATCCCCTAAATTACCCACAGGGGCCGCAGTATTGATCTTGTCCATTATTTTGCCTCCTTCAAAGCGCGAATGCGCGTCGCGCGCTGGCACAGTATTGTGTTGATAGCTTCTTCGGTGTCGCTGTCGTCCGATGCGCAGAACGATTCGACAAGCTGCGCTGCGGATTCCAGTGCCGCGCTGCGAATGCCTGCATCGGCTGGCGCTACAAAAAGTGCCTCGACTTCGCGGACGATGGCATAGGCCAGTTGCTCGTCCATGACCTTGTGGGCGCATGATTTGTGGCACCAGCCGCGCGCAACGGCCCCGGCAATGGCTTCGTGTGATGTCGTGACTTCGTTCTGCCAGTCGCGGTCCTTCTTCTCTGCGGTCTGCTTCCATGCCATCATTCCGCCGTAGTAGCGCTCGATTTCATCAGCCGCATCCATGACCTGATCCGTGCAAAGGGTGGTCGAGCCACCGCCACCGAATTCCTGTGCGATATCGCGCAGCCGCTTCGACAGGTCGGTCGGGGCTTGGCTTACCGCAGCAGCAGGGGACGAGGCAAGGTCACGTAACCTCTCGATCAGATCGCCGCGCCAGTTGTTGCTAATCAACACATCGGCAACTTCGTTCAAGAGTTCGGACACACGGTCGGCAGCTTCGATGTCTGCCAGGCTGCGGGGGATCATGCTGACACCTTGGAAAACGTGCGCACGGTAACAACTTTTTCTTCTTCAACGCATGTCAGATCGTAGGCCGAATCCATCCAGTCGATAGCCTCCGGCTCGCCGTGCTTGCCGCCGCCGTACCAGTACGTCCAGCCGACCCACGAGCCATCCGGCGCTTTGGCGGCTACCGACTTCGATTCGTAGTGGCGCGATGATGGAGCGTCAATGTCAGTTTCCACTTCGCCTTCACGCACTTCGTACCGCGCATCCTGCGCATAGTCATCATCGCCAGCCTCGTACAGTTCATCGATGTTCTCGGCGGTCACGCTTTCCGGCGCTGGCAAATCCTGATACCCCATAGAGTGAATCAGGATCATGTGCTTCAATTTCTGTTCTGGCGTCATTTTCTTCTCCGGTTTCGTTATTGTTGAACTACAGACTGGGCGCAGCTTCGGCTACGATTTCGATCTCGTAGCCAAGCTGCTTGATGAAGTTGATGTTGGCGCGCGTCAGCGTCCGGGCGCTGGCGATACTGCAAAACAGTTCTGCCTTCTCGCACGCCGGGTAAATCATTTCCTTGCCATACTTGCTGGTGATGCGAACTTTGATTTTCATTTGCTAGCCTCTTTGATTGCTTATTGAGGCTCCAAGTGTGGCACATGTGTTTAATGCGCGCAAGCGTTATTTCGACTGCATCAGCCGCACCGCCAGCGCCCGCCTCTGCGCCCTATCCTTTGCCGGATCGTGCAGCACGCAAGCGCTATCGAAATAGGCTTGCGGCTTGCCGAAGATCGCGCAAACTCCCATGCCAGCGCCTTGCAGCGATTCGCGCGGAAAGCTGGCGCACGACGCGCATGTTGCGCTACCGCCTCGGATCATGGCTCACCGGATAGGATTCGCCATGCTGTAGCCGCCACGACCGGAATTTGCCCGTTGCCAATGGCTTTAAGTCGGTCCAGTCCAAAGGCCACCGCATCATCCATTCTGTGAAGTTCGGGTGGATTTTCCCACCAACATGAGTGGCCAAGGTTGGTGTATTCCTTGTATATTCGGCTGGATATGCTCCTTCTTTCGAGTTGTGGCACGTCGGAGTGGGTAGCAATGATCCAGATTCGATCTCGTACATGGTTGGCGCCGAAACTCCCGCCTGATAGGCATCCCCACTCCGCATCGAACCCCATCGCGGCCAGGTCTCCGAGAACTCGTCCGAGTCCGCGAGAAGTGAGCATTGGGCCGTTTTCCACGCGGACATATCGCGGCTGTACGTCGCCAATAACCCGCCGCATTTCGCCCCATAGCCCGCTGGCTTCTCCGTCGATTCCCGATCCGTCGCCCGATGCGCTGATGTTCGTGCATGGAAACCCGCCAGATACCATATCAACAATTCCGCGCCAAGGTTTTCCGTCAAACGTTCGCACGTCATCCCAAACCGGGAAAGCCGAGAGTGTTCCGTCGTTCTGTCGGGCCAGTAATACTGATCTGGCATAGGCGTTGTATTCGACAGCGCAGATGGTTCTCCATCCGAGTAATTCGTCGGCAAGGATGCCCCCCCCCGCTCCCGCGAATAGCTCAAGGACTCGTAATTTCTCATCATTGCGTTGCTGATTGACCATGCCATTCTTTTCTCCGTTGTTATTCATGATTTCCCCGTTACGTGCCACACCGCCAGCTTGAGCATCAGCAGCGCCATCGTTTTCCGCGCTGCCGCCAGCGTGTCAAGTTCGTGCGGCCAAAGTATCTCGCAGGCTTGCTCTGCAAGTTTTCGCGTTTCAGTCTGCGGATCGCCTAGACCCATCGCTATCAGCGTCAGGCGCTCGGTCTGCCGCTCTGCGCGTAGCTCGGCGTCGCTTGAAAGGTGGCTGCTCATGGCTGTCCTCCGGTCGGGATCGGCAATTCCAGTGCCATGTAGGCGAAGTGGATTTGCACAGTGGTCAACGTCTTGTCGCCGTTCTCATACCGGTACACGAAGCGCTTGGCCCATGACTTTTCATCGCGGCCACCAGCGGCAAACCGCAATGGGTGCCGCGCCTCGGCTTCTGCTTGCGCAAGGCGACTCATGTGACAATCGCTTTCAAGGTCAGCATCAGGGCCTTCATGCGCTCTTTTCCTTCCGCGCTAGGCGGTGCAAGCAGTGGATGCTTTGTCACTCCTAGCGTGCGAATCAAGCCCTCCCCAAGCTCGTCGCCAAGCACCAGCACGGCATGATCGAGCGTCAGTCGGTTCATGCGTACCGCTTCGGCCATTGCTGCCTGCCTGCCGTACCGGTCATCCCCGAACGATGGAGTCCACTTCGGCGGCTCCTTCTGGTCGCGCGCATCCGATACCAGTTTGGCGTAAGTCTCTTTGAACGCCATGCGCGCGCCGATCCGGTCACCCTCACGCAGCAGCGATGCCGCCGTGCCCCATGCTGCCGCCATTTCGTCGGTCCATACCACGGATGTGTTCTCGTCCTGCGGGATCATCGCCCAAGCCTGCTCGACGCCTGGACGGCCATCGTCAATGCGCGAGATAACGTCCTGAATCGTCATCATGCCACGCACCTCCTTGCGGCAGCGGGTCAAAGCCAGCAGCACGGCGCTTTCAGGAAAGCCGTCAAGGTCGCTGGCAAACATCATTGCAGCGGCAGGGGAAAAGGTGCGCCCGCACAGCTCGGCAGTCACGGCGATTGCTTCGATAACTCGGCTCGATGTCATTCCCAATCCTTCACGTAGTTGGCGGCAGCTTCACGAGCCTTTGCCTCTGCAATCAATGGCGCGAACGCATCCAGATTCGTCGCGGTCTTGTCGGTCATGTTCGCTTTGGCCTGCGTCATCAGGGTATTGGTCGCCCATTCGGTGCGCAGCTTGGCGTAGTCGGTCGCCAGAAAGCCAATCTGGTGCATTCCAGCCACGTAGCGCGATCCGCTGTGGAAAACAAAGAACGTCGCCACCATCGGCGCTTCCGCGCCAAGCCCTTTGACGATAGACTTGATCTTGGCATTGGTCGCCGCGTCTCGGATCGGCGGCACCGAATAGCGCTCGGTATAGGCCTGCTTGTAGGCTTGCCATGTCAGCAAGTTGAACGGGTTCGGGTCTTCCTTCTGCTCGACCTTTTTTGCGGCGACGGCGACAGCCGGGGCAAGGTTTTCCTGATCGTGTGCTTTTTCCTTTTCCTGATCCTGTTCTTGCTCCTGTTCTTGTTCTTGGCTTGCAAGGGGCTTCGAAGGGGCTTCCAAGCCCCGATCTTCCGAGCGGAAGTCCCCTCGAAGGCATGTCATCGAGAACGGAGCAGAATACTTGCCGAAGAAGCGCGCGAGGAACGGGTTATCCGGCAAGCTGTTGTATTCGTTCTGCACGCCCTTAGCGCGCTTGTCCGTCAGAACGAGGTTATCCGCGATCTGGTAGAAGGCCATTTCATGCACCCACACCATTTCGGTTTCGGCATCGTATGAGCAAAACCCGGCACTGATACACGCCTGCATTCCCTTTTGCGATTTCGCAAGGCCGAGTCCGGTTTCGTGTGCTATCGTTTCTTGTGCTAGGTAGTAAAGGCCAAGCATGTTGGCGTGCGGACTGGTCAGTAAGTACAGGCCGACTAGTTGCGCCTCGATGCCAGCGCGGCGCAATGCCTTGCCGGTTTTTCCGATCCAGAACTGCGGGCCGACTTTGGAATAGTCACGCATCGTTGACGCCTTTTCCAGCAATAGCATCACGAGCCGCGATAATGGCTTTGGCTATCGCCCGCGCGTGCATTGGCTGAATTATTACAATGTCGTCGTCACCGCCTTGTGCGCAAGTTTGACTAATGACAATTTCATTTCCACAATCGCTGACAAAAACATGCGTCTCAAATTGAGTTGGGATCACTAAAGTAACGGTTGTCATTTTTATTCTTTCTTGGCCATAAGCCATTTTGGCAGCCCACCTAATGAGGTAGCGTTCCCACACAAAGACGGCGGGCGCCTTGAAGGGTCTCAAAAGATGGACTGCCAGGATGGTTCATGGATAGATGATTGTCTTTGTGTAATAGGCCGCTACAGCCTTGCGCCGAGTGATTCGACACAGATAATTCTAGACTATTTATGACAATACGCAAGCTGTTTGTTGACGCCGATCAAATGTTCTCAGGAAACAACGGACTTTGTGATGCTGGTCACAAAGTCCGCGATACAAGCGTGCTACAAACCCAGCGCACTGGCCCATGACTGCTGCCTGCTGGTGGCCTGCTCGACCGCTTGCCGGACAAGATCAGCGCGCATCTGAGCATCGCGCCGGTCGCACAGGTCTAGCTCGTCCTCATCCTTCGCAGGAAGCGCCATGAGGCGTTTGTTTGCGAACGGTGCATCAGGCGCACTGCCAAGGCCGTACAGCGGCGCACGGCCCCTGTATGCGGCAATGCGGACCAGTCGTGGCTCATTGCCAAGCTGGTTGAGATAATTGTTGACTGAACGATCCGATACGCCCATCAGGACGCGTAGTTCGGCTGTGGTCATGGCGGCCTTTTGCAGCGCTGCCAGGATGCGCCCGGTCTGCTCGGCATAGGTGGGGAGGCCTTTTTTCGCGGCCATGGTCAGAGTCCCAGCGAGGAAAGCCACGAATGCGGGCGGCTGGTGGCAAGCGCGATGGATTTGGCGACGCTGCGCTGTACGGCGTTGCGGTCGATTAACGAGTCGCGCTCATCATCCGTCATCACTGGCGGCTGCGCGTCAGGCGCGGAACCTTGGCCGTAGAACACGGCGCGGCGACCGGCTACCATCCTTGGCGCAAAGCCTGTGACGCGAACAACGCGCGGTGCGGTCATCATGCGGCGCAAGTAATAGCCCACCGATGTGATGCCGATGCCGGTCTTGGCGACCAGTTGCGCGACCGTTAGCGGCCCATTCGCCAAGCAGTCGAATATCTGCTGCTGGCGCTGCCTGCCCATTTCTGCGCGTGCGTGGATTGACCCGCTATGCGGTAGCGCGACAAACGACGGATCGCGGTCAAGTTCGGTGAAGCTAGGGATTGCCAGTGGCTCGGTCATGCTGATGCTCCTTTCAGTTCTTTGCGATAATGGGCTGTAATTGCTTTCAGGTCTTCGATGCTGTACTTGCGTGGCGTGTCGTCAGATTCCAGCGCCTCGACCGCCTCCAAGCCGATGCGCTCGATTAGTCCGCGCCGGTAGTTCAAAGCGTTGCCAGATAAATGGACGTTGCAGGGCTGGCATTGCTTGGCCAGATTATTTTCGACCAGCGCGAGGTTCGGATGCGCGCCACGCGACAGGAAGTGACCGGCGTGGAATTGCCCCTGATGATGCCGGCCACAGGAAATGCACGGCTTATCCTTGTCGCGCACTAGCCTTATCCAAGCGTTTAGAGCGGCTTGTGCGCCCTTGAAGTAATCGGCGCGTGTCTTTAGCTTGGCGAGTCCTTCCTGCCGTTCTATACGCAATTTACGGACTTTATCGGAAATCACTAAAGTCTCTGCGCAGGCCGGGGAGCAGCACTTGTGCGTCATGCTGCGCGGCGCGAACGGCAAGCGGCAGGATTTCACAGCGCAGCGACGGAGGCGAACCTTTGGCTCTGCGGCTGGTTTCTTGGCGAAGGCTGTACGGACCATCGGTGAGCGCTTCATGGCCGAATCGGTATAGTGGCGATGGTTTTACCCTCGCAGACCACGTTTAGCTCGCTGATTCCGCGAATACCGTCATCGCACCACTGCATAGTGTCGGTGCAAAACGTAGCAGGAGCACCAAGCATTGTCGTTGCCGCTGCGGTAAGTTCGGCATGCTTGCGGCAGACGTGCAGCCAGTACGCGAAATCGGCAATGCAGTCATCGAGCCGATCAGCAGGGATGGCATGAAAGTCACTGATCTTTTCGATATTGTAGGTGGGCGCGCTCATAACGAAATTCCCATTAATCGGGCTGATTCCCGACTCGCATCCGTTAGCGTTCCAACCTGCACCATCGGCAATATCCTGAAATAACTGCGCAGCACTTCACTCAGCGCCTTGTGTTCGCCGGTCGTCAGGTTCAGGAACTCGCCTTCACGCTCCGTGGCCTTGGTCAATGCCGCGAACCCTGCCATCGTCTGCTTGTGCAGCAGCGGCAATTTCAGCGCCTTTGCCAGATAGCAGGCGACGATCATGTTTGAGGTAAGCGTATTGGCTCCGACTGGTGGGCATTGGCCGCGCTTGGCGGCGTCCAGGTAGACGGACAGCGCCATGATCGTAGGCTCTGCATCCTCTTGGCCGACCACCTGCTTCCGCGCGATGAGGTCGAAGGCGGTCATGATGGGTCAGTCTTCGCGAGAACTCGCAGCCCGAGTTGAGCGCGGATTTCGTTGATCGTCTCGACCGTCATCGATGTTGGCCGATTCGAATATTGTAAATCCCGACTCAAATCGCGCCACGCAGCAGACAACATGCCTTCGGCGCGATACGCTTCGATGTCAGTATAAAGCTGACGCGGGCCGTATCCGCCGCAGTCAAGCATAAGACCATCAATACTGCACCGGGCTTTTCCGTCAAGCATAATCCACTTCCTGCCGATGCCGACAACGGTATGCTCTCTAAAGTATGCACCACCGCTACGCGGCTCATACAGGGTTTGGCCTATGACAACGGCGCTCATACTCCCACCTCATCCAGCCGCTTACGGCGCGTAGTGCGTTTCAGGTAATCGTCCAGCTTGGCGACGGTGCCGAACTGCGCGCCCTTGCCAGCACGGATATTTTGAAGCGTGCGCAGGCTGACCGAAGCGCCAGCAGCGACCAATACCAATTGTTTTTCGCTTGCTCGTCGGTCAAGTTGAGCACGTACATACTCCAGTGTTGTATCCATCTTCTTATCTCCAAAGCGGGGAATCCGCCCTGATAGTATGCCTCAGTATGATTTTGAACGCAAGCAGGAATCTGCATCGAACCTGCACGAAAATTCTTGCAAATTTATTTTAGGCATGGCATAGTTTGTTCATCGGCGCAGAACAGCCGGCAACCAGAAGCACAACCGGAGAAGATGAAATGGCAAAAGTAACGACGACAGTTAAGGCATGGATTACGCAGTACAACAGCGTGACGCCGAAGGAATTGCAAACGCCAGAAGGTATTGCCACCCTCATTTATTCCAATAATGATATGGCGACTGCTGGGTGGACGCTGGCAGGTACAGCAGAGATAACAGTTGATGTATTGGATATAAATACGCTTGTTGATAACAAGGTTTCAGCTTTGCGCCAAGAGGCCGCAACAATCCGCGCCGATTCCACCGCTAAATGCACAAAGATTGAAGGATTGATTCAGCAGCTTCTGTGCATTGAGAATTCACCGCTGAATGTCAGCGCTTCCGACGAATCCGATATCCCGTTTTAAGGTGTCACTATGAAAACCATTCTTTTCGGCGCAATCGCCTACACAGACCGCAATCAGGGGATCGTGCTTGCTGCGGTTGCTGCTTGCGCGGTTATCGGCCAATGGCTTGTGAGGTGCGTGTAATGGCTAAGCTGACGAAGTGGCACGATGGCCGCAAAACTGTGCCGGGGCAGAAAGGCGTATTTAAGCGCAAGTTTCCGATAAATGGGCGTGAAGCGTATTCATACTGGGATGGTAAATATTGGCGCGCGTACTGCTCAACGCCGTATTCGGCCAAGTGCAATAAGCACATCAAAAGCAACGTGCAGTATGCCGAGTGGCGCGGCCTTGCCTCCGATCCGAAAGCCAAGCCATGAGCGCCGACCGCGAACTGCTGGAGATGGCGGCGAAAGCGGCCGGGCTCAAATATCACGCCTACGTTGACAGCGAAATTTTCGGGCGCGGCATCAATATCGGCGAGGTCGATGTGCCGCTCTGGAACCCGCTTATCGACGACGGCGACGCGCTGCGCCTGGCGATGAAGCTTGGCCTTCGCGTCGATCTGAACTACCGCCCGAACCCAACAAGCGGCGTTGGCATCGGCGTCTGGACCCCTGGAGACAGCGAGTTCTATCCGCCATTCTGGCAGATCGACGCAAAAGACCCGGCGAGCGCTGTACGAAGCACCATCGTTCGCGCCGCTGCTGAAATTGGCAAGGCTAAGCCATGACCCGCGAATTCTACCGCCGCGATACCAAGCAAGCCCACGCCGACCGCATCAGCGACGAGCGCGCCGAGGCTTACATCGAAGCGTTTGACGCCAACATAGCCGCCCAGGCGAAGGAATACGATGCCGAGTTTGGCGAAGAATACCGCGCCAAGCATCCGTTCAAGGCTGACACGATGGCCGCGCACTTGGCGGCGATGGGAATAATCAACCAAGGAAAAGAAGAATGAATTTGCCACACGTAATGAGTAAGCAACAAGCGGAGGCGTACCGCGAAAAATACCGCAAGGCGACCGCGCAAGCAGTTGGAACCGTCCGCATTTGGGATACGCAATCCGAGCGAGAGCGCCATCTGCGCGAAGTGGCAGAGGCACAAGCAAGCGGCACACCGTTTTAAATTGGCAAATCAACTGGAGAAGAAAAATGGAAATCAGAAAAGCAGAGCGTAAAAAGGCCAAATTGCGGCTTGGTATCGCAGCACCAAGCGGCGCAGGCAAGACCTACAGCGCATTGTTGCTGGCGTTCGGGCTTGGCGGCAAAGTAGGCCTGATCGACACTGAACACGGCAGCGGCGACCTGTACGCGCATTTGGGCGATTACGACATCATCAGCATCGAAGCGCCGTACACCGTCGCCAAGTATATTCAGGCGATCAAGGCATTCGAGAAGGCTGGTTACAACACGGTCATTATTGACAGCCTGTCCCACGCATGGAGCGGCGATGGCGGCTTGCTCGACAAGCAGGGCAAAATGGCCGACCGTGGCACAAACAGCTTCGCGGCATGGCGCACGATTACGCCAGAACATAACGCGCTGGTTGATGCAATGCTGTCATCGCCTTGCCATATTATCGCCACGATGCGCGCCAAGCAGGAGTACGTCCTTGAGGTCAATGCGAAGGGCAAACAGGAGCCGAAGAAGGTCGGCATGGCTCCGGTGCAGCGCGAAGGCATGGAGTACGAATTCACGGTCATGCTCGATGTGGATATGCAGCACATCGCCAGCGCCAGCAAGGACCGTACAAGCCTGTTTGACGGTCAGTACATGAAGATCACGCCAGACACAGGGAAGATGCTGCTGGAGTGGCTGGAAATGGGCGTAGCACCGCCAGCGTTCAGCGACGCCGAGTTCGAGGATAGCCAGATGGCGATGCTCGACGCCGAATCGCTGGAAGGGCTGCAAAAGGCTTTTGCGGTTGCTTTCAAGTACGCCAAGGGATTTAACAACGTTGATGCGGTCACGGCAGCAACCAATATCTACAACGGTCGCAAGGCTGAATTCGAAACCGCAACCCAAGAGGTGGCGTAATGGACCTCGCTTCCATTCCGCAAGACCTGCTGATTGCTCGTGGTCAGTACGCGACAATTCGCAGCGCACACGAGGACGCCAAGAAGCAGATGCAAATGATGTGCGGCAGTTTGGGCGCGAGTGCTGCGCAAGTGTTGCGCGCTGTGCAGCCTGACAGCAACGGTTTGCCGGACCTGGAGGCGGTTTTTAATCTGCTGTCCGTGTGCAGCCATACGGTCGAGAAAATGGGCGACTGCGCATCTGATATTCACGGCTTGGCTGCTAAGCGAGCCTCCATCAAACCGGCAGCATGGCCGAAAACCCGTTGAAAGATGAACATGGAAGCAGAACACAACCGCCGATCCGATGACGCCGAGCTTGCCGAGATAGCCACGCTTCGGCTGATCGAGCAGGCCAACTACGACCAGCAGCGCAAGCAGGCGATGGCATTCGCCGGGGCTGCAACGCTGGTGTCCGACCAGCCGACCGGAGAAGTCTTGGCCGTGCTGAACGCCTTCACGGCAGCGCCCAGCGATCCGGTTGACCTGACTGACGCCGATATAGCCAACATGGGGCGGGAGGCTGGCTACACGCTTCAGGGATGGGGCGAGCGGCTGGAAGCGTATGTCAAGCAGGCGCGGCGGCATGGGGTGCTGAAATGACGACCAAGCGCCTTTATCTGAAAAGCGCGACCAACGCGGCGTATCTGCGCTACGTGGTCGATGAAATGGAGGTTGGCGATCAGATGCGTGTCGGGCCGCCTGATCGCTTGCTAGTTCAAAACGCTAGGTTCCATGCGATGTGCGGTGATGTGGCGAAGCAAAAGAAATACATGGGCCGCACGCTAAAGCTGGCGCAATGGAAAATCCTGTTCATCAGCGCACACATGATCGAAGCGGGCGAAGGTTCGGACATCGTGGCGGGATTCACGGGTGAATTTGTGAACCTGCGCGAGAGTTCGGCGGGGATGTCAATCAAGCGCATGGCAAGCCTGATCGAATACGTGGCTGCTTGGGGCGCACAAAACGAAGTCAAATTCACCGAAAAGGGGTATTTTGAATGAGCAAGCATTCACCATCACCATGGGAAGTATTGGGAAAGCAGGGAACTGCCATCTGGAGCGGGGAATTTCCACCAGCACGCTGTACAAGAGCGCCGAATACAAGGCGATCATTGCCGCAAAGAACCATAAAACCACTACCGGAGAATAGAATGGCACGAAAGCACGTACATGCAGAGATAATCCACGCTTGGGCCGATGGGGCTGAAATTCAGCGGCGTAAAGATGATGGGTCATGGTGGACCCCAACGGGAACGCCAATGTTCGGAGAGGATTATGAATACCGAATCAAGCCTCATGCCGAATATCCACTTTCTACCATCACCGACACCCACCTAAGCATGGTATGGGCGGAAGCCGTTGACGAAGTGTATGGGGCTGGCGACAAGTTCGCGCCGCGCTTTGACGGCCACGTAGCCAATGCGATTGCTAACGCGGCTTTGGCGCATGCGTGCGAAGTGCAAGACGTAGTGCCGATGGCTAAGGTGCAGGAAGTGGCGCGCGAACTGGCGAAGATAGATCGAGATAATCGCGATATGAAGATTGCCATCGCGGTCCAGAATGCCGTTTATGGAAACCTCAACAACCCATCGCATTCGTATGGCGTTGCTCCGTTTAAGTTGCAAAATGTCATAGATGCGGTCAAATGATCGACTGCATCGTCTATATCGCGCTCGGCGCTGCACTGACCTACCTTATCGTATGGCTGGCTGCTGAATGGAATGCTGACGATTAGCGAAACAGATTGCGCATTAGCAACAGTCATGCTATTTTATAGTCTCTGGTTGGCGCGTTCAAAAGATGCGCTGGCCGGAGACAGAATTCGCAGTCACTACCGGTAAGCCACGATCTACGGAGGATGGCTGAGAACGGCAGGGCAGCACAAGAAGACGGGTTCGACTCCCGATGATGGCCTTAGCTTGGAAGCGCATTCGGTGGTAGGGGTAGCCCGTCCGATAGCTTGGCCCGCAGGGATTGGCGTACGCAGTCCACCAGTTTTACCGAACCCCTGCACGCGGAAATGGGCTCCGCAACCGACTACTTCTCCGGTAGCACGTTTGCCGCGCTGGTCACAAGCTGGCGCGGCCCTTTTTTAAGGCGCGTATGGACATCGTGTTTCAGGTTATCGGAATGGTAGTCACTGGCGCAGTCGTCCTGGCGCTCGTGCTTGTCAACCTTGGCATCATCGAGATTGGCATTGGCGGGATGGACGAAGAACGGTAGTATCAGCAACCCGATTCAATCACATAGGCCGGATAATCCTCGGAACCCGGTAGCAAAGATGAAGTTCTATATCTACAAGCTGGTCGATCCTCGCAACGGGGAGCCGTTCTACATCGGCAAAGGCCAGGGAAACCGTATGTATGCCCACGAGAAGCAGGCACGTACTGGCGTTGAGTCTCGTAAATGCGATTTGATCCGCGAGTTGATCGAGGGCGGGCATGAGATCGTGTACGCCATCGACTCTCGCCATTCAGACGAAACGGCAGCATACGCGAGAGAGAAGGCCTTAGTCGAACAGATAGGTCTGAAAAATCTAACAAATATGGTTCCCGGCGGCGGCGGTGTGTGGCCAGTGCGAATCGTAACGCCAACATGGCGGACGGATAAGGTTATGGTTCCTGCCTTAGCGGATATCCTCAAGCGCCATGCTCGCGGCTACTCGGTTCATCTTGGGCCATTGGACTTAGTCAAGATGGCAAAGGGTACATTCATTGGCCTGATAGAGCGGTATGGTGTTGGTGTAGTTGCAACAGAGTTTGCACGTTTCAATGTTCGGATCGCATGATGGCCGGCGCACCGAAGGGGAACACAAACTCAAGCAAAAACAACCGCTTGTGGACTGATACAATCCGCCGTGCCGTCATCCAGGCTGATCCTGACCGCTTACGTCGCATCGCTGAGGCTTTGCTTGATAAGGCGGAAACTGGCGATATCGGCGCGATCAAGGAAATAGGCGACCGGCTCGACGGCAAAGTGGCGCAAACCATCATCGGCGCTGGCGCTGACGGCGAACACCTCATCGACGCGACCATTACCATCAAGCTTGTCCAGCCGGCCTGATGGAAGCCGAGTTCCCACACAAGCTAGGCTTCCTGTTCACTCCCAAGCGCTACAAGATCATTCGCGGCGGTCGCGGCTCCGGTAAGTCATGGGGCGTTGCTCGCGCGCTGCTGCTGCAAGGCCGCGCCTCCAAGCTGCGCATCCTCTGTACGCGCGAGGTGCAGAAGTCGATAAAGGATTCCGTTCACCGCCTGCTCTCTGACCAGATCGCGGCGCTTGGACTGGAATCGTTCTATGAGGTACTGGAAGCCGAGATTCGCGGCAAGAACGGCACATCGTTCGTGTTCGCTGGCCTTGCGAGCCACACTATCGACACGGTGAAGTCATTCGAAGGCTGTGACCGCGTATGGGTCGAGGAAGGCCACGCGGTCAAGAAGCGGTCATGGGACGTTCTGATCCCAACGATCCGAAAGGATGGTTCGGAGATTTGGGTAACGTACAACCCTGAGCTTGAAACCGACGAGACTCACCAGCGCTTTTTGACCAGCGACGACGATACAGAAGTTGTCGAAATGAACTTTACCGACAACCCCTGGTTCTCGCCTGTGCTGGAAAAGGAGCGCATCAAGTGCCAGCAGCGCACGCCTGAGGACTACGACAACATCTGGCTCGGCAAGTGCAAGCCAGCCGTGGCCGGCGCGATCTACTACAACGAAGTGGTGAAGATGGAAGCGGAGAAGCGCGTCTGCAACCTGCCATACGATCCGATGCTCAAGGTCCACGTGATCTTTGACCTTGGCTGGAATGACGCCATGGCAATCATCCTGGTGCAGCGCAGCGCGTCTGAATTGCGCCTGATTGAGTACATCGAGGACAGCCATCGCACGCTCGACAGTTATTCCGCCGACCTCAAGGACAAGCGCTACAACTGGGGCGATGTCTACCTACCGCACGATGGTGAGCACAAGAACATACAGACCGGCAAGAGCGCCCGCGAGGTCATGCAGGCGCTCGGCTGGTCGGTCAAGACCACGCCAAGCATGAGCGTCGAAGAAGGCATCAGGGCCACGCGCATGACGTTTGGGCGCATGTACTTCGACAAGACCAAGGCGGCGAGGCTGGTCGAGTGCGCCAAGAGGTTCCGGCGCACCATCAGCCTACAAACGAACGAGCCAGGCGCTCCGGTGCATGACGAGTATTCGCATGGAGCAGACGCGCTGAGGTATTTGTCGATCAATGCCGATCAGCTAACAAACGAGGACTGGGGAGGCAAAATTGCCTATCGCAGTCTCGGCCACGCATAACAGGAGGCGGAATGAAGTCGAAAATGTGGGTAAAACCGTGGGGTAGAGTGTTCATGCACTGGAAGGCTGGTTTTGTTCGGTTGCATGTGATTTGGGTCAGCGCATAATTATTTAGTGAAACTTTCCCAAAAGCTACTATAATTCGTCTACCCACTGATTGAATCGTACGCTGTGAAGCGCCGATTACCCGATGACAAAACCTGTAGCCCTGACCGACGAGCAGTTAAAGACTCTCACCGATGCCGAAATGCAGGACGCCACCGGCTACTGCGGCACGGGTGGGCGCTTGTCCATGGCCCGTTCCAAGAACGAAGCCTATTTCCTCGGAATGGCAATTGGTGATCTCGCTCCCCCTGAGATTGACGGACGCTCGTCTGTCGTTGACACCACTGTGCGCAATACCGTGCTGGGCATGGAAGCGCCGCTCATCAAGACGTTCTGCGGCACGGATAACGTGGTTGAGTTCGCCGCGACGACCGAAGATGACGAGGACAAGGCCAAGCAGGCTACCGATTACCTGAACTACCTGCTGCGCAAGAAGAATCCCGGCTACACGATCATTTCGTCGTGGATTCGTGATTCGCTGCTGAAAAAGGTTGGCTTCATTCAGGTCTGGTGGGACGACAGCGACATCGAATCGACCGAAGAGTATCGCGGTCAGACTGATGTGCAGCTTGCCTTGTTGCTGGACGACGACGAAATCACGCCAACCGAACAGCGCTCCTATCCCGATCCCGAAGCGGAAAAGCAGAAGGCCAAGGCCATCGAGCAGATGGAAGCGCAGCTTCAGCAGATGCACGCGCAGGCCAGCGCCCAGCCTGACCACATCGCGGCCATTCAGGGCTTGACGCAGGTAGCGCAGGCGCAGCAGCAGTACGAGGCATTCAAGGCGCAGCCTGTGCCAATGCTGTACGACATCACCGTCAAGCGAGTGAAGTCTGGTGGCAAGCTGTGCATCGAGAACATTCCGCCGCACGAAATGCTGATCTCGACGCGCTGCAAGGATATCGATGACAAGACGTTCAAGGGCCGGCGCATCAAGCGGACGATTTCCGCCTTGCGCGCATCTGGCTACCTGAACGTCGATGACCTGCCGTCTGACGACAGCCTTGACACGACCAGCGAGGCCGCGCAAAGCAACTGGCTGAACGAACTGAATGGCATCAACCGCCCAAGCGGGGCCGAAGTCGATCCCGGCAACCGCGAGGTGTGGATCACCGAATGCTACGTCCACGCCGATGTGAACGGCAACGGCTTGGCCTCATGGTACAAGATCGTACGCGCTGGCGACCGCATGTTGACCCGCAAGGGCGAAGACGCAGCGGTTGAAGTGGACGATCACCCGTTCGTCGCGCTGCCGTCGATCCCGATGCCGCACATGCTGTTCGGCCTGTGCCCTGCCGACCTCGCGCTTGAGCACCAGCGCCTCAAGACCAGCCTGAAGCGCTCCGTCCTCGACAACATCTATTTGCAAGTCAATGGCCGCAACACGGTCATCGATGGTCAGGTGAACTTGGACGACATGCTCAACAACGTCCCAGGCGGCGTGGTGCGCATCAAGCAGGCCGGGGCAGTCGCGCGGCTTGAGCAGGGCATGGGCGATATGGCCGGCGCGATGTCGATGATGGAAGCGACCGAACTTGACGCCGAAGAATCGACCGGATGGACGCGCCAGTCACAGGGCGGCAACGGCATGCAGTTGGACCAGACCGCGACTCAGGTCAACGTGGTCACGAACCGCGCTGATTCGCGTGTCGAGATTATCAGCCGCACGATGGCGGAAACCGGCTTCACGACGCTGTTTAAGAAGATGCTGCGACTCGTCACGCAGTACCAGAACAAGGCCGATACGGTCAAACTGGGCCGCGAGTGGGCGAACATCGATCCGCGCGAGTGGACCAATCAGTTTGACCTGACGATCAACGTTGGCCTTGGCACCGGCAACAAGGATCAACTGGTCCAACACTTGATGGCGCTGCACCAACAGCAGTTGGCGGGCCTACAAATCGGCACCGTGACGCCGAAGAACGTATTCAACGCACAGTCGAAGCTGGCCGAAGCGCTTGGCTTCAAGAACGCCGACCAGTTCTTCCACGATCCTGACGCGCCGCCTGACCCGAACGCGCCGCCGAAGCCGCCGCCACCGCCCGATCCGAACATCGTCAAGGCGCAACTCGACCAGCAGAAGCACTCCGCAGAACTGCAATTCAAGCAGCAGAACGCCGAAGCCGACCGCCAGCACGGCGGACAGGTCGAGTCGATGAAGGCACAGATGCAGATGCAGGTTGACCGCAATCGCCAGGAGGCAGAAGCGCAGCAGCACGCGCTGAAAATCCAGTACGAGGCAGATCTTGAACAGATGAAGGAAACGAACCGGCACGCGCAGGAGTCGGCGCGCATCGAGTTGGAGCGCTGGAAGGCGCAACTGGCATCGGACACCGCCATCTACATCGCTGAACTGACCAACAAGGTCAAGCTCGACACCGCGCACCTTGCTGCTGACCGCGCTGACGCACTGGCCGAACAGAAGCAGGATGACGCGCAGGAGGCCGGCAATGGCAACGACTGAGCAGCGCATCTATAACGGTGACCAAGCGCGCCAAGTCCTCGACAACGAGGCTTTCTCGCAGGCGTTCGCGGACATCAAGCAGGAATGCACCGACCTGTGGGCCGCATCGCCAGCGCGTGACGCCGAGGGGCGCGAGAAGCTGCACATGATGCTGAAGATGGCGCAGAAGCTTGAAGCCGTGCTGCGCGCGTCGCTCGAAGATGGGCAGTTGGCGCGGGCCGAGTTGAAGCACAAGCAGACATTGGCGGATCGCGCAAAACAAGCGGTCGGCTGGTAAGGATTGGCCGGCGATCCCGCTGGCTAAGTTTTGGACACTCCGCGAGGAATCCAAATAGGAGGCAGTAAATGGAAGGCAGCGACAACGCACCACTCGATATGCACAGTGCAGCGGAGGCATTCGCTTCCCTTGATGGCGGTGAGAGCCATGAAGAAAAGAAGGATGCCGTCGATCCTGCCACCGACACGCCAGAAGCAGCGGCAGAACGGCTGGCAGCGGAAGACGCAGCGCCGAAGGATGAAGTAACGGACGTTGACGCCCCAGCCGACAAGTTCACCATCGAAGTCGATGGCAAGAACGTCGAACTGACCAAGGCGGAAATGGCCGAGCACTACAAGAACGGCCTGCGCCAGGCGGATTACACGCGCAAGACGATGGAGGCGGCAGAGGCCAAGAAATCGGCTGATGCGGAATCCACCAAGGCCCGCACGGAGCGCGACGACTACGCGCAGAAGCTGAATCACTACGCCATCAAGATCAATGGCGACCTGCAAGAGCAAGCCGCATTGCTCACGCGGGAATTGCTCGACAGCGACCCAATGGAGTACCTGCGTCAGAAAAGCATCTTTGAAGAGAGACAGGCGAATCTGGCGAAGGCCCAAGGCGAATTGCAGCAGATCGGACAGCAGCAGCAGCAGGAGCAGGCAGACGCACGAAAGTCTTACCTCGAAGAGCAGCAGGCGCAATTGCTTGCCAAGCTCCCCGACTTCAAAGACCCGGCAAAAGCCAAGGCGGCAGCGGCAGCGATCAAGGAATATCTCGGCGGGCAGGGATTCGCAGCGGGTGAGGCCGATTTCACCGACCACCGCGCGATTGTCCTCGCCCACAAGGCCATGCAGTACGACGCCCTGATGCAACGCGCGAAAGACGCCGTTGGCAAGGTGGCGAAGCTGCCGACCAAGGTTGAACGTTCCGGCACCGCCGAAGCGAACCGCCCTGATGGCCGCACTACCGCTATGAAGCGGCTGAAGGAGTCGGGTTCTATCAACGACGCCGCAGCCATCTTCTCTCAATTCATGCAGTAACCAAGGAGCTACACCATGGGCGCACCAACCAATACCTACGTTTCCACCTCTGCCATCGGCAACCGCGAAGACCTCGCGGACTGGATCGACCGCATCACGCCTTTCGAGACGCCGTTTTACTCGATGATCGCCAAGGGCAAAGCGACGAACACGCTGCACGAATGGCAAACCCAAGCTCTGCGCGCTGGCGCTGCCAATGCGCAGGCTGAGGGCGACGATTCGACCGCGACCGCTGTGACGCCGACCGTCCGCTTGGGCAACCGCACGCAGATTTCCAAGGAAGTCGCCAGCGTGTCGGGCACCCAGGAAGCCGTCGATTCGGCTGGTCGCAAGTCGGAGATGGGCTACCAGATGGCCCTGAAATCGGCTGAACTGAAGCTCGACATCGAATACGCGCTGACCCGCAACAACGTCACCGCTACCGCGCCGCGTCAGACTCGCGGTCTGGTCGGCTGGATGGTCGGCGCGAACGTGTCGTCCGGCGCTTCGTATGTCGCACCGGACTACGTCGCCAACGTGGCGCAGACCGACGGCACGCTGCGCAACTTCACCGAAACGCTGCTGAAGGACACGCTGCAAAAGACCTATTCGGCAGGCGGTCGTCCTACCGTGCTGATGATGGGCGCGACGCAGAAACAGACCTTCTCGACCTTCACCGGTAACGCCACGCGCCAGAAGGATGCAGTCGATCAGAAGCTGGTCGCATCCATCGATGTGTACGTGGGCGACTTCGGCACGCTGAAGACCGTCATCAATCTGCAACAGCGTTCGCGCGACATCTTTGTCCTGCAAGCGGACAAGTGGAAGCTGTCGATGCTGCGCCCATGGGCCGTGACCGACCTCGCCAAGACCGGCGACGCCGACCGCAAGCAGATCGTAGTCGAATACGCGCTGGAAGCGGTCAACCCGAAGGCTAACGGCGCGGTACTTGATGTGAACTGATCTGGTTCAAACGGATAGCGGCCCTTCGGGGCTGCTTTTCTTCACGCATCAAGGATACCCATGACCATCAAAACATTCATGCCGAACGGGGCCGATACCGCCACGCTGGCAGTCACTACGACCACCGCACGCGTGGCTATCGACCAGTACAGTTCCAACGTCCGCGTTGTCAACGATGGCGCGAACACCGCGTTCATCGCGTTTGGCGATGTCACCGTGGCCTCGACCACATCGCGTATGCCGATACGTTCGGGCGCAACCGAAGTGTTCACCAAGGGCGCGTATGGCTTCGTCGCGGCATTAACGGCGACCGGAACCACCAACCTGTATTTCACCAGCGGCGAAGGGCTGTAGCGCCAATGTGGCCCGTCATCAATACCTATCGCGTATTCCGGCGCGAAGGGATGACGCGGCGCGCTGCTGTATCCAGCATATATCGACTGCTGGACGACTTGCTCACATTGCTTGCCGCCTTGCGCACCTACGAACAGAGCATTAGGGATAAACGATGATTTTTACCGACCGCGTCAAAGATGTAACGACCTCGACCGGGACCGACGCTTTCACGCTGTCCGGCACGCCGCCAGCAGGTGGCTATCAGCCCATCAGCGCAATCGGCGCAATCGGCACGACGTTCATCTACGGTGCCTCGTCGGGCAACCTGTGGGAAATTGGCGTCGGCACGATCACCGCAGCGAACACCGTATCGCGTGCGCCCACTTCCAGCTCCAGCGGCGGCGCGCTGGTTAGCCTTCCGGCAGGTGCGGACTTCTTCTGCACGGTGTCGGCAGCGCAAATATCGGCATTCCTGACGCTCGCTGACGGCGTGACCACAGTCGCCCTGCCGGCGGCTGGCGCGTTGTCCGGTTCCGATATCGTCGTTGTCAATCAAGGCGGCGTCGATGTGCAGACCACACTGACCGCGATTGCGGCGGCGGTGGCAGCAATCAACGGCGGCGGCGATGTCACCGCGCCAACCGCATCGTCCGCCGCCGTTGCCAATGCAACGCCGACAGTCGTTGCCATCACCATGAGCGAGGCGATGAGCGGCAGTTACGTTCCGGCGGCTTCCGCCTTCACGGTGTCGGGCCATACAGTGTCCTCCGTGGCGATTTCCGGCAGCACCATCAGCCTGACCTGCTCGGCGTCATTCGTCAACGGCGAGGCTGCGCGCACCGTCGCCTACACGCAGCCAGGCACCAACAACGTGCGCGACACGGCGGGCAACCTGCTGGCGAACTTCACCGCGCTGGCGATCACCAACAACGTCGCAGCCACCGATACCACCGCACCGACGTTTGCCAGCGCCCAAGTGGCGGACGCCGCGCCGACGCTGATCGTCATCACCATGAGCGAAACGCTGGCCGCGTTCACGCCAGCAGCGGCAGCATTTGCGGTATCGGGCGGCAAGACGGTGTCGAGTGTCGCACGCAGCGGCGCGACCATCACGCTGACATGCAGCGCGGCCTACGTCAACGGCGATACGATCACTGTGACCTACACGAAGCCGGGGACCAACATGCTGCAAGATGCGGCGGGCAACCAGACAGCCAGCTTCGGGCCATCTGCCGTCACCAACAACGTAGCAGCAGCAGGCACCAGCTACACACTGACGCGCAACAGCAACGGCGCGGCGGCAACCACCACGCCCGGCACACCGATCACGCGCGCATCAACCAACTCAGGAACATTCGCCAATTCTGGAACGTCCGTCAACTACATCGCGTTCAGCCCGACTGTCGGCATCAGCGCGGAACAATATTGGGGCGTGTCTCCAGTACCGGCAAAGGTGTACATGGGGTGGGGAACGTCGAGCACCGTCGCCCCCACGCAAGTGGCTGACGCGACGAGCGCGACCGCCGATGCTGTCAAGGTTGACGCCGGCACGCTGCAACTTGCAACGGGGAGCGGAACATTCACCAACGGTCAGTATTTCCTGATGAATTCGCAATACATGTGGGTGCGCGATACACCAGGCACGGCCAACTGGTACTTCTGGATCAAGCCGGTTGATGGCGTCGCGGTGTGCGTCAACGCATCGTCGCCTTGCGTGGTTACGCTGTCATGAGTTTCCGTCTAACAGGGGCGGGTAAGGCGCTGCTGCAAAACGGTAAGTTCGCGCTGACCGGGGCGGCGACGCCGGCAGCAGGTGCGCTGCGCATTGGCCTGATCGGTCAGTCGAACATGGCAAACTTTCCAACCATACCATACGAGTATCCGCTCGGGTCCCCTGCCGTGAAGGAATACAACGCCGGGGCACTTAAGCGGATCGGCAACGTTAACGACAGCTTCCCGCCGAACACCATTTCTTCGGGCGGCTACGGCGGTGCCTACACGAACAATGGCGACAGCCGGATCGGTGATGGCTTCGTGTATTTCGCCAATCTCATGGCGTCGGGAACCGGGCGTGATGTCGTCATTGTCGAAGGGGCGGTTGGCGGCTCGGCCATCGACTCGTGGCTGGTGGGCGGAAACAATTGGACAAGCTACCTAACGCAGTTCAACGCCTCGGGCGGCTACCTTGACATGGTGATCTGGTATCAGGGCGAGAACGACGCCCACACCATGAGCACGGCCACGATGAAAACCAAGCTGGCGCAGTTGCACGCGCAATGCAAGACAGTGCTTGGTAACGACAACGCCAGCTTCAAGTTCGGTGTCGTTTCCCTTGCGACCGGTGGCGGCTACGCGGGCATCGTGGAGGGAGACATGGGCCGTATGCGCGCAGCCCATGTGGAGTATGCGACAACGACGCCAGGCGCTTTCCTCGCTGGCGCGAACCACGATATGCAAACCAGCGATGGTATTCACATCGACGGGGTCAGCCACGCGAAGGGTGGGCGCCGTGAAGCACAAGCAGCGCTGACTGCGCTCGGCATCGGGGTCGGCGGAGCCGGGCCGCGCATCACGGGCGCGACACGTTCCGGCCTAGTCGTGACGGCGCAGATAGCCCACTCCGGCGGCACGGCGCTGCTTGATGGCATTGGCGGTTCAGGCGGCGCGCTGACCGGGCACGAGTTCAATGACGCTGGCGCGGGCGGTGCGGTGATCGCCACGACGGCAACAGCAATTGCCGGCAACACGATCCAGTACACGCTGGCGTCAAGCCCGGTGGGTGCGCTGACTCTCTCTTACGGCATGATGAATGCGCCACATGGCACGTTGAGCGCGGCCAATCTGGCAACGGTGCCATACGACAATGCGACCTATTTCCGCAGCCTGAACGGCTTCCCGATGCAGCCGCTTGCAGCAATCACCGTTTCGTAAGGGGCGAGCATGCTCGGATTCTCACCTATCGGCAGCACTCCCATTGCTGCCATCAACCAGACAGCAGGAGCGCCAGTGAGCGACACCACAAAACCGGTGATGGTTTCGCCATTGTCATACGGCAATCTTGCCTTCAATTCGTTTATACTGTCGGTACCGGCTGCAACCGATGATGTCGGCGTGGCCGGGTACAAGTTCAGCACCGATAACGGCGGCACCTTTACCGATACCGGCGTAGTTCGCACCTTCACCGCAACGGGCAAGACGCCATCGACGCTGTATCACTGTCAGGCGGTAGCGTACGACGCGGCAGGCAACGTATCCGACCCGCTGCTGCTTGATGTGACCACCTCGGCGTATGTCAGCGCAGCCGGTGGCGCGAACAGTTCGCGACGCATTGGTGGCGGCGGTCGTCACCGTTACAGCACATAAGGGATTGCATGCTCGACCTTTCCACCAGCTACCACGCGCAAGGCGATGAACTGATCATCAACCGGTCGCAGGACTGCACGCCGGTTGCCGAGTTTGCGAAGGCGCAGCACAACGCTGGCTTCCACGGTAGCAGTGAGGTCAAGCACGCGGCGTCGATCCCGATGGTCATCGTGGAAAAGTATTGCAACGACAATCAGGTCAGTTTCGCGGACTTCATGGATGACCCGGCGCACATCAAGCGCGTGGTCGAGCATCCTGATAACTCGCTTTTCAGGATTTGGCCCGGAAAACTTTGAAGTAACCGATCAACTCTCACCGCTGTGAAGCGCCGGAGAACAAATGCAACGATACGACGATAACCTCGCTTCCCGCATCAACGGCAACGGCCTGCAAGCGCTTTCCGGCGTCGCTGTGACCGTCACGGATGACGCAACGGGCTTGCCTGCTGCGCTGTACTCCGACGAGGGCGTGACGCCGATCCTCGGGCCGATCATCACCGACGACAATGGCCATTTCGGCTTCTATGCCCCGAACGGCGAATACACCGCGCACTTTGCCAGCGTGCGGATTGCGCCATTCACACGCAAGATCATCCAAGCCGATCCCTCGGACAACCCGAACGCGACGCTGGCGCAGTTGGCAGCGCCAAGCGGGGCGGGGCTGATCGGTGGCAGCATTGCTGTTGCGACTTCGATTGCCGCTCTGCGCGCCCTCAATTCCTCGCGGCCTTCGAAGCATGTGTTGGTCACTGGCTACTACGCTTCCGGCGATGGCGGTGGCGGTAACTACTATCTCGATGCGTCCGACACGGCCAGCGCAGACAACGGCGGCACCGTCATCGTCGCCACCGATGGCGGGCGCTGGAAACTAAAATGGGCGGGCTATCTGACGTTTCGCCAGTTCGGAGCGAAGGGTGATTACAATCTGACCACGTTCAGCGGAACCGATGACTGGGCCGCTGCGCAAAAATGCATCAATGCCTTACTGCCGACTGGCGGCGAGGCAGAGAGTGGCATTGGTACTTTTTATACCAGCGCGGAATTGTTGATCGACCATGCAGCGGGCCGCGAAACTGACGACTTCACGCGGGTATCGCTGGTCGGGCGCGGTAGCGGAGCATCACAGATCGTTTCGAATGTCCCAAGCGGGAACGCCATCCGGATCAAGGGTTATGCCGGCGCGGGCGTCCACAGTTACCAGCATGTGCGCGGCATCCATTTGCGCGCGCTTGGCGGATCATTTGTCGGCACAGCGATTTCGATGGATAACTGCTCGCTTGGCACCTTCGATGATGTCGTGATCGAGAATTACGAATACGGCATCAAAGGAACGGATGTACTCTCAACGCATTTGCAGCGCTGCGTTTTCAGGGGGAATGCCTACGGCATCCAGCTTGACCGCTCGGATTTCTCGCATCCGAATGCTATTTCGCTTAACGCTTGCGTTTTTAGCGCTCAAAAGTATTGGGCCATGATTTTTAATTCGCCTTCTTCTATTGTGATGACGGCAGGGAGCATGGAGGGCAACGGGACCGATACTGGCACGCCATCGCGCGGCGGCATGAAGATCACGAATCCGGGTATCGAGGGTGCCGTTGGAGTAGCTATTGACGGCACTTACTGTGAGTGGCAGGGAGGCATAGCCGATTTCTATAGTGTCAGCACAGGTAGCGGTGGGGCAGTCGCGTTTTCATTTGTTGGCGTCGGGTTAAGCCGCATTAGCAGCACGCAATTCGTCACCAACAATATCCGCATCGACAGCGAAACCAAGGCGTCCGTGTCGGTCACTGGCTGCGGGTTCAAGCACCTGAACGACTACGCGCCTAACGCGGCGCGACCGTATTTCAGCTTCTCCGATCCGTCGCTCATCACGTTTCACGAAGCCGGCAACATGTACGCGAGCGCACTGGAAGCGCCGATCCGCGCACGCACCTCGCTGACCGTTGGCGCTTCGCCATGGACGTACACGAACAATAGCGGCAACAAGCAAACGCTCAACGTGCAGCCTGGGGTCACGGTCACTTCCGCTGTCTTCGTGCGGAATAATTTCGGTGACGCGGTTCCTGTGCTGGGATTGATTGACCTGAATCCCACCGATCAGGTCATCTTTACTTACCCGGGCAGCGCGCCAACCATCATCATGTACAACCGCTAAGCGCATATGACCATCATCGTACAAACCACCGCCAGCGCGGCAGCACGCGATTACGACTGGCTGCTGACGGCCATCGGCAAGTGGAACGGCAACCGCGCCGACCTCGCGCCGATGATCCCCGATTTCGTCATGCTGGCCGAAAAGCGCCTGAATGCCGATCTGGAGGCGCGCTTGCAGGAGTCGATTGCCACACTGGCGGCGACAGCCGGCAATCCCTCGGTGGCGATCCCGGACGACTTCGCGGAAATCCGCAGCCTGTCGGTGCCGAACAACCCGCCGCTTGACTACATCACGCCGGACCAGTTCAACGCCCGCGCGTCGAGCATCAGCGCCGGCACGCCGCGCTATTTCACCAGCATCGGCGCGGCGATCTACCTGTACCCGACACCGGACGCCGATATCAGCTTGGGCGCGGCGTATCGCGCCTACGTGCCTCCGCTGGCCGATTCCGCAGGGTCGAACTGGCTGATCGAGCAACATCCGAACGTGTATCTCGCCGCCGCCATGTGCGAGGCGCTGAGCTATACGAAGAATTGGGCCGAGCTGCCCGCATGGGAAAAGAAGTACGCCGACGCCATCCAGTCGGTTAACCGGCCCGACTGGTTCAGCGGATCAAGCATGCGCGTTCGCTCCGACGTTCGCCCCGTATAAGGAACCACCATGAGTCTCGAAACAGTCACCAACATCATCGACCTGAACCCGGCCAACCCGACCGGTGCGGACGCCAAGGCCAACGGCGACGACCATATCCGCAACATCAAGACAGCGCTGCGGCAGGCCTTCGCGGGGCTGACCGGCGCGGTCGTCGTGTCCGGTGCGGACGGCGGCGCGGCCAACGTCTACACGCTGACGCCGGCCACCACGCTGACGGCATACGGCTCCCGCATGGTGGCGGTGTTCTCCCCGATTGCCACCAACACCGGCCCGGTCACGCTGAACATTTCCGGCCTCGCTGCCAAGGCGGTGACGAGCGTATCGGGCGCGGCGCTGGCGTCGGGCGACCTGGTCGTGGGGCGGCTGTACTCGGCCATCTACAACGGCACATCGTTCCAGCTCGAAGCGGTGACGCAGAACTACATCGACCAGATCGCCGTGACCGGCCTGCTGCCGGGCGTGACGACCCCGGCCAACGCGGGCAAGTTCTACACCACCAACGGCAGCACGGGCTATTGGGCGGCGATTGATGGCCGGGGCGATCCGATCTATGACATGGGCAACAGCGGCACCACCGCGCAAGTGGTCAACTACGCCAACGGCGAGGGCCAGAAGCTCACCGCCACCGGCTCGTTTTCGCTGTCGGCTACCGGCTTTCCGGCTGGCCGCTTCGCCGCCGTCATGCTGAAACTGACCAACGGCGGGGCAATCGCCCTGGCCTCGACCGGCATCGTGTGGAAGAAGGCCGACGGCACCGAAACGACGACGTTTTCCAGCGCCGGCATCACCTTGCAATCGTCGGGCAGCAATTTTATCCTGCTGATGTCCTACGGCGACGGCACGATCTACGGGCTGGTGCGATGAACCCGGCCATGATGCTGGCGGTATTCGCGCCGCGCATCCTTGTGTCGCAGACCTTCACGGCTGATACAACGTGGGTCGCGCCGACCTCGACCTACCAGCTTGAAACGCTGGTCGGGCAGGGGCAGGCGGGCGGCTTGTCGGTGTCCATCCTCGCGGTGAATGTGTTCTATGTCGGCAGCGGATCGGGCAACGGCCCTGCGGCGAACGACTGGAGCAACGTGCAGCCTGTCGCGGCGGCGGCGCTGTCTACCGTCAATGGCGGCGGCAGCGGGTCGTACAGCGCCCTGACGCTGTTTAAATACGCCGATGGCACCGAATCCATCGTCAGCACGGCGACCGCCTATAACAACGCCGTGGCAGGTTCGGCGGCGATCAGTTACGACACCGGTTGGCACACTTCGGGGCCGATCACCAACAGCGGTTCGGCCAACATCATCTATACCCGCAGCAATGGCGCGGACGCTACCGGCTTCGGACAGACCTTCGCGGGCGGTATCGGCGGGCCGGCAACGCCTGTTTCGCTGACGAACATTGCTATTGCACCGGGCGCGAGCTACCCGCTCACCGTTCCGGCTGGCTCGTCCATCACCATCACCTATTACCGCTAGGCGCACATGGCAAAAGTACCGGTCCCACAATGCGGCGCGCTTGGCGTCATCAAGGATTCGTCCGCGACCGAAATCGCAATAGGCGCTTGGTCTGACGCGAAGAATATCCGCTTCCTTGACGGCGCTGCGATGCAGTTCCTTGGGCACGGGTCCGTCTATAACGATCCGGTCACCGCCCCCCAATACGTCATGCCCTGCAATGTGGCAGGGGCTAGATACTGGCTTTACGCCACGGCAGCAGGTCAATACGTTACCTCCAATGCCTCCGGGGTCACCACCCACACCGACATTACGCACGCCACCGCACGCGCGGGCACCGTCAACCAGTGGAGCGGCTTCGTGTTCGGCGGCATCCCTGTGCTGAACGCCAACGACGGCAAAGCGCCGATGTACTGGGATCAGGACTTGACGCACAAGTTCCTCGACCTCCCCGCGTGGCCAGCTGCGACCTCATGCCGCACGCTGCGCCAGTTTAAGACCCTGATCGTCGCGCTGGGCGTCACGAAAGCAGGCGTTGATTACCCGTTCATGGTCAAGTGGTCCAACCTCGCCGTCCCCGGCTCGCTGCCGTCCACCTGGAACGAAGCCGACCAGACGCAGGACGCGGGCGAGTTCGACCTCGCAGAAGGCCAAGACCCCATCGTTGACGGCCTCGGCCTGAAAGATTCATTGATCGTCTACAAGGAGTCGTCCACCTACGCTATCGACTACATTGGCGGCGCGTTCGTCCTGAAAAGCCGCAAGGTGTTTGGTATGTCCGGACTGCTGAACAAGAATTGCGCGGTTGAATTCGACGCTTTCCACTTCGCGGTCACCGGCTCCGACATCGTCATCCATGACGGTTTTTCGGCCTCGTCGGTGCTGGACAAGAAAGCGCGGCGATTCTTCTTCCAGAACATTGACGTTGAATCGCTCGGCAAGGTGTTCTGCTTCAAGAACCCGTTCCTGAATGAGATTTTCGTGTGCTATCCGTCCATCGGCGCAACGTCTTGTGACACCGCGCTTGTGTATAACTTTGTGGACAAGACGGTATCATTCCGCACTCTGCCAGCAGTGAATCACGCCGCCTATGGGCCTGTGGACAACTCGCTGTCGGGCAACTGGAATCAGGACAGCGACCCGTGGGATACCGACCTGACCGCGTGGAATGGGCCGGACTTCACGCCTGATACGGCCCGCGTAATGATGGGTAGCGCCAACGTGAAGCTGTACCTGCTGGACGCCTCGGCCAGCTTCGACGGCGCGATCCCCGACGCCTACCTTGAGCGCACCGGCCTGACCTTCGACGCACCGGAGCGAATCAAGCTCATCAAGGAAATCCGCCCGCGCATCGTCGGCAACGTCGGCGGCACCGTGCTTGTGCGTGTCGGCTGGTCGGATGACGTGTCCAAAGCTCCTACCTACGGCACAGCCATGGTCTACACCATCGGGCAAACGCTGCGGCTCGACCCAATGACCAGCGGGCGATACTTGGCGATCCGGTTCGAATCCGGCACCGCGTTCAGTTGGAAATTGGACGCATACACGCTTGAGGTAACGGATGGGGGCGAATTTTGAGGCCATTGAACAGCGCCGCAAACGGCTACAACCCAAGCGATGCGCCGACCGATCCGGCGTTAATGCAGCGCTGGTGGCGCGAAGAATCGGCCAAGCTCAAGGCGGCGATTGACGCGGTTGCCGATGGCTTCGCGCCAGTCGTGTACGCCTACCCTGCCAAGCCGCGCGAGGGGATGCTGCGCAATTTCGATGGCACGGTAATTGATCCTGGCAGCGGCGCGGGCCTTTATAGATTCAATGGCACGATTTGGGCGTTTCTTGGATGAAACTACCTGTAAAATGAGGCTTATGAGCAATATTGCGACAAGAAGTGACATTGAGCGACTGGAATCTGCAATTTTGCAGGGGCCGCAGGTCGATCTAAACACAGATCAAATCGTCAACGGCAAAGTTGCGGCGCGCACGATCCGCATTCCTGCTGGGACGGTACTGACCGGAGCGGTGCATAACAAGGATTCCGTCAACATCGTGTGCGGCGACATCACCGTGACGACCGATAACGGGCCGCAGCGCTTCATTGGCTACCACGTATTGCCGTCACTGGCAGGCACCAAACGCGCTGGCGTGGCGCACGAAGACACGGTATGGACGACGCTCTGGCACACCGAATTGACGGATCAGGCGGCAATTGAAGACGAAATGACCGACGACAGTACACGGCTGCAAAACCGGCAGGCCGCATTGCCGAACATCACCCTAGAAGCATTGGAGAACTAACATGGCATTCGGACTTTCGGCAGGCGCGGTATCCCTGATCGGCGGCGGCTTGGGCCTAGCGGCTGGGGCACTTGGTGGTGGATCAAAGCAATCTGGCACGCAAACGGTCACGAACCAGAGCCAGCTTGATCCGCGCATTTCTGGCGCGATCTTTGGCGATGGCGGCACGAATTCCGGCTTGGTCAACAAGTACACCGGGATGCTAGACAACAAGCAGAACGCTGGCATCGCCAACTTTGGCGCGCAGCAGGACGGCTATCTTGGCTACAACGCTGGGCAGGATCAGAACCATATCCGCGAAACGGCCTATGGTCAGATGCAGGGCAACACGCCATCGCCGGTCATGCCGGGAACATCCATCAATGCGCCCGACCAGAACGGCATGAACCTGTCCGGCTCCTACGACAAGTTCATCAACGGCGATGCTGGTGCGAATCCGTACCTCACCAAAGCCATTGGCGGCGCACTCGACCAGTCAACCAACCAATTCCGCCAGATGCAGAGCGATGCCACCGACAATTTGCAGCGCAACATACTGCCCGGTGTCCGCAGCAACGCGGTGTTGGCTGGCCAATATGGCGGATCGCGTCAGGGCGTGGCAGAAGGTAACGCCATCAGCGACTTCACGCGGCAGCAGGCGCAGGCGCAAACGCAGTTCGGCCAGAACAACACGAATCAGGCGGTCGGCGCGCAGGCAACTGCGTTCAATCAAGGCCAGGACCGCGCGCTTTCGGCAACGCAGGGACTCGGCGCGCAGCAGTACGGTGTGGCAGGCCAAAACGCCGCCTTTACGCAGGGCGCGAACCAGACCAACGTTGGCGCGCAGTTGCAGACAAACGGGCTGAACGTGGCGAATCAGCAGCAGGGCGTGGCGAATCTCGGCGGCTTGCTCGGCCAAGCGTACAACGTCGGCCAGAATCAGGACTCGTATGCGTTGAATCAGGCTGGCAAGGTCAACGGGCTGCTGTCGCCGTACCTGTCGGCCAATGCATCGAGTACGACCAGCCAGCCGCTTTACAGCAACCCTATGGGCAATGCGATCGGCGGCGCGGCGGCGGGACTCGGCCTTTCCAAGCAGATTGGTAACGTGTTCGGGCAGGGCGGCAGTGTTCCAAGCACCTCGACGTATGCCAACAACAATTGGTTTTCGGAATAAGGGGCGGAAATGGGATTACTCGACCAGTTCTCAGGAATGAGCGACGACCAGACGCAGGGCTTGCTTGCTGCCGCTGCACAGATGATGCAGCAATCAGGCCCATCCTTGCGGCCCACCTCGCTCGGCCAGATTATCGGCGGCGGGCTTGGCGCGTATCAGGAGGGCAGCTACGCCGCCCGCAAACGCAAGCTTGACGAGGAGCAGGCGGCGCAGATGGCGCAGTTGCGCGGTTTGCAGATCAAGGACGCTACCGGCTCGCTACAGGATCACGACACGGCCCGCGCGGAAGCCGAGCGATTCCGCCAGTTCATGATGCCGGCTGCGGGGCAGCAGGATGCATCACCAGCGCCAGCAATGCCGCAGCAGCCAATGGCGTCGGCCATGCCGGGTGGCTCGATGTCGCCGAAGGTTGGCGGTCCTGACTGGATTCAGTCGTATCAGGCCAGCCAGCCGCAAGCAGGGGCGCAAGCGATGCCGCAGGCCGCGCCGCAACAGCAGCAGACGCAGCAGGCTGGGCCGGCATTTGGCTCCTATGAATACCTGATGGCGCAGGCAGAGCGCACGATGAAGGCGGGCTTCCCGACGCAGGCGAAGGAGCTGGTCAAGCAGGCGCTTGAAGTGCGCCCGAAATTCGCCAACGAGCCGCGTACCGTGATGGGCGCAGATGGCAGGCCAACGCTGGTTCAGATGGCCGATGACGGCACCGTGCGCCCGATCCAAGGCGGTTATGGCGCTGCCAGCGAACTGCATTTCGGTGACTCGGGCGGTGCATTGGTAGGCATGGACAAGTATTCAGGTAAGGTACTGGCCTCGACCGGCAAGACCGTGACGCCGGGTGAATCACTGCAATCGCAGGATCAGCGCGCAGCACGTGCGCAGAGCGAGCGCCATTGGAGGGCGGAGCAGGCAGCAAAAGAGGCCGGGCCTGACGGCACGCTGCCGGATGAAACTGTACAGATGATGGCGCAGCAGTACCGCGCGGGCGATACCAGCGTGATGCAGAACCTTGGTCGCGGCGCACAGGGGGCGCAGAACATCATCAAGTTGCGCAATGAAATCGCCAAGCAGACGCGCGACGGCGGGCAGGGCGGGGCAGACCTCGCGGCCAAGAATGCCGAGTATTTCGGCACGAAGGCTGGGCAGCGCACGGCAGGGACTCGCATCGCCAACGTCGAAATGGCTGCAAGCGAAGCTGAAAGTCTGATCCCGCTGGCACAGCAGGCATCGGCGCAAGTCGCGCGCTCCGGACTGCTACCGTTCGGCAAGATGAATGTCATGTTCGACAACCAGACGAATGACCCAAAACTGCGCCAGTTCGCAGCGGCCAACAACGCACTTGTCAATGTCTATGCTCGTGCAATATCGCCATCAGGCGTGCCGACCGTAGCCGACAAAGAGCATGCCCGCGAAATGATCGGCACGGCAATGGACCATCAATCCTACATGGCGGTCACGCAGCAGATGCAGAAGGAAATTACCGCTGCGCGCGCCGCCCCAAAAACGGTTCGCAATGCGTTCAACTCCGAAGTAACGGGGCGCGAGCCATCGCAGCCACAAGCGGCGAGCAAAACAGTCACGCTGTCCGACATCACTGCCACCGCTAAGGCCAGCGGAAAGAGCACTGCGGAAGTTACCAAAGCCTTGAAAGACCGGGGCTATACGATTGGAGGCATGTGATGTCAGGACGCGACCTATCCGCCGAACTGTTCGGCACCGAAGCGTCGAAGTCCGGTGGGCGCGACCTGTCGGCTGAACTTTTCCCGAAGCAGGAGCCGGGGCTGTTCGACCGCATCAAGGCGGGCGTTACTGGCGTTAACAAGGGCTTCTATGCCGACCTGCTCGGCCTGCCGGTCGATACCGTAGCCAACGTGATCGACCTTGGCAAAGCTGCTGTCGGCACGGCAGCGTCAGCAGTTGGGCGGCACGACCTTGCCCCTGACCTCACAGACCGCGCAAAAGTCGTCGGCAGTTCGCAATGGATCGAGCGCAAGCTGAACGATGTTGGCGTGGGCGCGGCGGTCAACAATCCGAATCCGGACGACAAGGCGTCGCGCATTGTCCACACTGGCGGGCGCGTGGCCGGTGCATCCGTGTTTCCTGTTCGTGGCCTGACTGGCGCACAGCAGGCAGCGAACATGGCGAAGGGCGGCGTAAGCGGCATGATCGCCGGGGCTGTCGGTGAGGATAATCCTGAATGGGCGGGGCTGGCAGGCATGGCACCGCAAGTTCTCGGCGCTGCGGCTCCGTGGGCAACCCGCGCCGCATTCGGTGGCGACAAGGGCCGCGCCACGATGCAGCAGCGCATGGCTGACCTCAAGGCTGGCGGCATTGACGATCCATCGGTCGGCCTCGCCACCGGCAATCGCACGGTGCAGGGGCTGGAAAACATGCTGTCGCAAACGCCGGGGTCGATTGGCCTGTACGAGCGTGCGAGCGCCAAGAACGTGGCCGGAATGCAGGCCAAGACAGCGGCGCTACGCGATTCCCTGTCACCAGAATATGGCGCGCAAGTGACTGGCGAGGCGATTCAGGGCAGCATCAAGAACAACTTCGTTGACCGCTTCAAATCGACGCAAGGCAACCTGTATGACGCGCTCGACAAGCTGATCCCGAAGAATACACGCATGCCAGTCAACAGCAGCGCCGACGCCTTGCAACGGCTTACCGCTGGCATCGAGGGTGCACCGAACCTTGGCGAGCGCTTCATCAATGGCCGGATCAGCGGCATCAACGATTCATTCCGGCTTGATTCCGGCTTGGAGATGCCAAGCGGCCCACGCCGCACCACGACCGACACGCGCCCGGCGTCGCCCGAACAAGTGATCCCGCGTGGCGAGGGTACACCGCTAGTGATGCCTGCCCGCCCTGCCATGACGGTCAAGCGCTCGATCAATCCCTATTACCCGAACGCTGGCGAGGGAACGTGGAAGCCGCCAGAAACGCCGATGCTGCCGTATCAGGCAGTCAAGCAACTGCGCTCCGAAGTCGGCGCAGAACTGAACAGCAATTCGCTGGTATCGGACGTTCCGCGCGGGCAGTGGAAGCAGCTTTACGCTGGCCTATCGGAGGATATGCGCGGCGTTGCGAACTCGACCGGGCCGCAGGCGTCGCAGGCATTCAACCGCGCCAACACGTACACCAAGCGCGGCATGACCCGTATGGAAGACCTCGATTCGCTGGCGAACCGTGATACGCCAGAAGGCGCATACAAGGCCGTCGCGTCCTCGCTCAAGTCCGGATCGACCGTCTATGACCGTCTGCGCGGCGCGCTGACGCCCGATGCGCGGCAGAAGGTAGTCGCTACCGTGATTGACGACCTTGGCGCGGCAACACCGGGCAATCAGAACGCCGCAGGCGATGTGTGGTCGCCACGCACCTTCCTGACCAACTACAGCAAGATGGAAGACGGCGCACGCGCGGCGCTGTTCAAGCGCATTCCAGGTGGCGACACCATGAGTGGGAATCTCGGAAAGATCGCCAAGACTGCCGAAATGCTCAGTGAAAGCTCTAAAATCTGGTCGAATCCATCCGGCACCGCTCCTGCACTGGTGGCGCGCGGCACCATCGGCACCATCGGCGCGGGCGCAATCGGCGGCATCTTCTACACGCCCCTGATCGCACCGGCAGCGGTCGCGGCTGGCGGTCTGGTCGGCGCAAACCAGCTTTCACAACGGCTGCTGCTGAATCCGAAGTTCGTCAACTGGCTGGCAAAAGCTCCTCCAGTCCGGACGCAGGCGGAAGCGCTCGCCTATTCGCAGCGCCTGATCGCCAATGCGCGACTCACCAACGATCCGCAATTCACGCAGGACGTTGGGCAATATCTTCAATCCGTACATCAGCCGCAAGACGAATGATTAGATTCTGAACAGAAGTCAGGTAAAATTGCCTCACTGAATTAATCGACCAACTCTTACAGGACTTGCCCAATGTCAAACCCGCCGCAGCGCATCGTGGATATGCGAATTCCCCTTACATGGCTGTTGACCACGGCGGGGGTCATTCTTGCCACGCTATGCACCACGCTGTGGACGGTGGCGGGACAGAGCAACAAGCTCGACCTGATCTTCGTGACGCAGACGAAGATGGAAAAGCGGTTCGATGACCGCGATACGAAGGTCGAGGACATGCGCGACAAGATGTTCAACTTCGACCGCACCACGGACAACCTGAAATTGCGCGTCGATGCGCTGGAGCGGGGTGTTCGTAAATGATTACGCTCGCGCAGTTAATCAAAATCATGCCATGGGCTAAACCCCGCGCGCCTCTTTTCCTCGATGGCATTAACGCCACGATGGCAGAATTCGACATCAGCACGCCAGTGCGCCAGGCCGCATTTCTCGCGCAGATCGGCCACGAGTCGGGCCAACTGCGCTACGTGCAGGAAATCGCCAGTGGGGCCGCTTACGAGGGCCGCAAAGACCTTGGCAACACATGGCCGGGGGATGGCATCAAGTTCAAGGGGCGCGGCCTGCTCCAGATCACCGGCAGGGCCAACTATGCGGCGTGCGGGAAAGCGCTCGGCCTCGACCTGATCGATCATCCTGAGTTGCTGGAACTGCCGATGAACGCTTGCCGCTCGGCGGGTTGGTTTTGGGCACTCAAGCATCTGTCGTGGCTGGCCGACGAAGATGACATGGAGAAGATCACGCGCCGGATAAACGGCGGCCTTAATGGGCTGGCCGACCGGCTGGCGCTGTACGAAGTGGCGAAGGAGGTATTGGCATGATGGACAAACTTCGTGGCGCGATGCGCTCTACCGTCATCTGGCTCAACGGCCTGATGCTGGCCGCATTCCCTCTGGTGGAAATGGCAAAGGATGCGCTGCCCGACCTCGGCCAGTACCTCGCGCCGGGGATTTACAAATGGGTGGGCCTGTTCGTCGTGGTGGCGAACATCGGGCTTCGCTTCAAAACTCATACCTCACTGGCGAGCAAGGCATGAGCGATCACCTGAAACTTGCGCCTGTTACTGTCCTGCCTGTCATAACCTGCCTCGACTTGGACGCACAGCGCGTTGTGCAGGCTGCACTAGATGCTCAACTAAACATCGCCATCGTCATCGGGCGCACCGCTGACGGCGAGTTCTATTTCGCGTCGAGCAAGAGCGATGGCGGCGATGTGCTATGGGAAATCGAAACAGCACGGCTTAAATTGATGGGGGCATTGTGATGACCGCGACCCACTGGTATCTGCTCGGCTGCGCCTGCGGTGCTGGCGCTATGCTGGTCGTCGTCATCTTCACGGTGATTGCCCTACTGCCTGACCTCCGGCGTGGGTGGCGTCGATGATCGGCCTGTCGCTGATCCCGCTGGCGTACCGTATCGGCCTCGTGGCGGCGCTTGCATTGTCGATGTACGTAATCGGCCACCATCAGGGCGCGAATGGCGTACAGCGCGATTGGGAGGCTTCCAAGACCGCTATCGTCGTCGCTAAAGCTGCTGCTGTCGATAATCGCCTCGCTGACAACGCCAAGACCGCCGCCGAACAGGCCGGATTCAACCTCGCCATCAAGAAAGCCAAGAATGAAGACCTCGCCCCTGTTGTTGCCGCTATTGCTGCTGACGGCCTGCGCATCGGAAAAGCTCTATGTCCCAGTCGATTTACCGCCACCGCCCAAGCCGCAAGCGCCAGCGGAAGCGATGGCCCCGATCATGTCGCCGCAGGAGTTCGTGACGCGGCTGAACGAGATTTTAAAGCGCTAGAGCTGGAAGTCGCCAACTCGCTGGCGTCCGGCCGGTCGGCTCAGAAGTTTATCCATGATAACGGACTCGCCCCATGAACTTCAAACCACGCGCTTATTCCGATATCGCCGCTGCACGCAAAGCATCCATCCTTGCCAATGCGCCGATCATCGCCAAGGGTGAATGCCACTATTGCGCGTGGAGTCTGCCGAAGCCTGCCCTATATTGCTGCGGTGAATGCGCTTCGGAGTTTCAGAAAGAGTGCGCCGAACTGGCCGCGCCCGAAGCCTAGAGCTTCATTCCTTCGCGGCGCTGCCTGCGGTCGAACCCGCTGCGGCGCTCATTCCTGATCCACAGCACCCACGGACGGTACAGCCTGCGTGTTTCCAGTAGCCTTATCTGCATCGGTTGCATGGCAAATCTCCTTTTTGTATGGCGCAGGTATTGCGCGGACTTTGCCGAAGATCGCTTCAAACTGGCTGCTGAAGCGGTCGTATGGCACGCTGAGCGGGCGGCTGTTACTTCCCTTGGACATCGGCGATTCCTTTCATGTTGCGGCGGAACGTCTCGCGCATGGCTTCGGTCCACGGCTCGGCAATAGCCTTCATTTCCGCATGCGTCATATTTTGCCGGTCATGAACTTCGGCCGCGATGGCGTCTCGCAAAGGTTGCACGCCATCGAATGCTGCCCAATGTTCCTCATCGCATATCCCCTCAACCTGTGCGAAGTCGTAGTTTGCGATAACCTGTTTGGCTGCTAGAAAAAGTTTCGCCTCGCTCGGCGCGGTTGCTGCCTCCACTTGGGCGAGAAGGGCGAGGATAGCGGAAGGAGTGACTTCGGCAAAAAATTGCGCCTGATCGTGAAATCGCTCGGGCAATGTGCGCGTCGATTCCATTTGGGCGAGATAGTCCTGCGCCGTTTGTCGCAGCGCTTCCTGTTCAGAGGTGAGGGGCATTATGAATCTCCGATTGTGGTATTGGCGTGCAACGACGCACTCGGTAATAATCGCGGTCTTGAAGTACCGCCAAGATGCCGAGGACCCCGGCGCCGAACATTAGAGCGGCGATTACCCAAACTAACGGCGATGGCTTCATGCCGAATCCTTTCCAGTGGCGCGCCGATCATGGTGGCTGAGGGTAGGCCCAGCCAGCCCGCAAGCGTGGTCCGGACCACAATCGCACGCCGGGTATTTGCATGGCTCGGGCGCCTCATGGTCGACAGCGGCAACAAACACGGCGTATTGGCCGCTCGTTTCCCAAAACTCCCCGTTGCGGTCGGTGAATTCGTACCAGAGGCCCGGATTAAAGCGGCCCGACCCGCGCCGCGATCTGACGAAATAGCCGTCGCGCTTTGGGTTGCCTTCGCTCGCCCACGGGTTGCGCATCAAGTCGCCAAACTTCGGCTTGCGGCCGGCGTTCACGCGCAAGGCTTCTGCGGCCAATTCCAGCTCACGGTCTTTCAGGTCAGCGCTCATGGTTTCTCTCCCGGAAACAGTGCATCAATGACAGTGTCGAGTGCTGCACGCGCCTCTTTCCAGCGCTTGCCCGCATCATTCGTCGGCTGCGCGGCCATCGTGTCTTCGGCTGCGCGCACGTACTCGCTGATCGCCTCGTTCAGTTGATCCTTGGTCGGTGTGGCGCCACCTTGAGGCAGGATGGTCGGCGCAAATCCGTCCGGCCATGTTATTACAGAATGCGCCGTCAAGGCTTTAGCAATAGCCGTGCGCACACCGAATTGCCGAGCGTCGTCAAGCCATCGAGCATCCATATAATTGAACTCGGAAATTACCGACTGCACGGCATCCAACAGTTCTGTATCCGTTTTTTGAGGCAGGATGGCTGGCGTACCGGCAGCGGCTACAACCAGCGCACGCACCTCGTAATGCCAGTCGTGCAGCAATGGCGTGGCAATGTAGTCGGCAGCCTGCTCCTTGGTGCATCTATCCCACTCCGGCCATCCTTTGTGCCAGTCTGCGCGTGTACGGTACTGGTACTCTACCGGCTCCGCCTGCTCTGCTACCGATACCGCAACCCCGGCAGCGGTATAGCACGGCACTTTGTCGTCGCGGCTATTGCTGGCGATCTTGCCGAACAGGTGCGCATTCCACGATGCCGAAATCTGCTTGAATCGGATCGCTGCGCGCCAGTCTCCAATAACGAGTTCGTTCTCGCGGTCATGGTCTTCGAACACGATCAGATACGGCACTTCGCTGTTGTCGGCAGGCTGCAATTTTGCCGTACCAGATGCCGCAACCTCGCCACCAGCAATATGCCGGAAGACGTAGTCAGGCAACTTAGCCGGAAGGCCACGCAGCAGACTCGCATGCAGCACCGCAGGGTCTTTCAGGCGCCGCCATTCCGCCAGTTCCTCGACATCGCCTGGCGACATCGCGCCGACGATCTGTGCGCTGTTCGAATACGTCACTGGAACGTGCTTGGTCAGGTCGCAGGGCGTACTAGATGACGCAACCCCGGCAGCGGTATGCCTGGCTTTGAAGCCCCTGCTGAATGCGGTGCGATTTTCTACTGCGCGCTGCATCACCGAGGCGTGCGAGCTGTCGGGAACTGGATATGCCTCGTTACGCGCCGCTTCGAGTTGGGCCTGCTGCAATTCTGGCGCATCAGATACCGGCTTTGCTCCAAGAGCGGCGCAAACGTCCTCGCAGCCGCGAAGGTTCCAGTACCGTTCGGCATGGATAACAGCTAGACCGGCGTCGTTGGGGAACACTACTTCGTCATCCTCGGCTAGAGCCGGGAGCAGCGCACCAGATACCGGCGCACGGCCAGCAATGGCAGCGCGGGCATGGTCTCGCTCATGCTCTAGATGCCGGATGCGGGGAAGCTGCGCAGCAAGGGCAGCGCGAAGGTCGGCTATTTCGTCCTTCATGAAAATCAACCGCGATTCGTAGGTCATGTTCATGTTGCCGCCGTACTTGATGGCACGCTCTTGCCAAGTCAGGATCGGCGCATCGCTCTGCTCTACCTGAACCGCTGGTGCGGGGGATTTCATGCTGACTCCTTCGGATTGTCGATAACGGCTTTCACATAATCCAAGACCTCAAGCGCCTTGGGATCGTCCTCATAAACATAGCGCGCGCCATCAATTGCCGCGAGTGCCTGCACACCTTTCAACCGATGGACGGCAGCAACGACTTCGNCAATTTCATANTCATGACGAGAGCCGAAAATGATCGAGGCGATNTCCTGCATCCCTCGGATGAAACGATCCTTGCGGACGATCTTCCCATCGTCNCGGAACTCATACTCATCGGCNTCGCCTTGGCGAAATTCAGGGGCGCGAAGGTCGCGCTCCATCACTTCGCGGCTCATTGCGCATCTCCGGTTTGGGCAGGTGCTGAGCCTGGAAGGGCGCGAGACTCGATCAGCTTGAGCAATTCGGCGTGCAGGTGGCCGATGCCGCGCGCCGTGCCATCCAGATACGCGACATCCAACTCATCGGAATCCTCGTCAGATGTCAACTCGCGGATCAGGCCCATTGCAGTCTTGCCGATATCACTGGCGGTAACGGTTGGCTCGCTTGGCGCTGCTGGTGGGATAACAGGGGCAGCGGCAATGGCAGCTTTCCATGACTCCGACCAGATGTATAGAGCATCGCGGATTGAGGCGTCGTAATGATCCGGCGCTGGGGACTGCATGAATCCCTCAAAGGCTTGGTCCATATCGACCGGCACAGCGCTGGCTGCAATCGGCTGGTCGCTCGGCCCTGCTGGTAGCGGCAAGGGAAAGGTAGATTTCTTGCTGGCGAATTCCCAAGCAGCAAGGGCGTGAGCTTCTGGCGTTCGCTTTTCGTGACGAGCTTCCCACCAGTAATCCTTAAAACTTACAGTCGGCTGCACGCCATGCTCGGCTGGTAGCGGCACCGCGAGCGGGGCAGTAGCCTCTAATTCTCCGATGCGAGCAAGGTAAGCCGCCTTGCTCTGATCCATTACGCGGATCGTTGCGCGCGCCGTTTTTAAGTCAGCTGCCAGCTCTTCGCAGGTCGGCGAGTCCCGGTCTATCGGTGCTGCCGGGGCGCTGGCAGGATGCGCGCCATCTTCGATTGCGATGCACATCACGCGCTCGCCATCGGTTTCCTCGTCCGATGCGATCACGACCCGGCGCTGCTCGTTCGGCAGATAAGCGAAGCAGATAGGCGAACCGTTGCTCGCTACTGGTGCTGGCACACCTGAAGCGGCAAGTACATATTCGAACATCGCCTTGGCCTGATCGGCATTCATCAGGTGCGTTCCGATGCGGTGTGGATAGTTCGGCAGATAGGAGCATTCATCGCACAAGCTTTCTGGCATTTGCCAGCCGAGGAAGCGATCCACCATTGACTTGATATCGACGTTCCTCCGATCACGCAACATTGCCGCAATCTGGCCCATCACCGAGCCGCGCGCGCCATCCAGTGTGGCATCGTCCTGCGGAACCATCGACTCCATTCCGACCAGCTTGACAAGGTTGCGCAACCGCGTCGCGTTGAAATGCAATTCGTCCGGTGCTGGCACACCTGGCGCAGCACGAGCGGCGAGCAGGGCGTCGATGTAGGCGACGATCTTTGCGTGCCAGTATTGGTAGCCACGTGTCGCATCATTGCAGTAGCCATCGAGTAAATCTAGTAACTCAGGCGT